ACTGGTAATCGGGTAATGACCTCCCCTGACGGGATTACATGGACCACGCGCACAAGCGCAGCGGATAATTCTTGGGCGAATGTTTGTTGGTCTGGCGGTTATTTTTGTGCTGTTGCAGCTTCAGGTACAGGTAATCGTGTAATGACCTCCCCTGACGGGATTACCTGGACTACTAGAACTAGTGCGTCCGATAACGATTGGTATGGATTAGCTTATTCAGCAACATTAGGATTATTTTGTGCTACTAGTATTACAGGTACTGCTACTCGTGTCATGACCTCGCCTGATGGCGCAGATTATCCGGGGTCTGGTGGAAAAGTTACAGATGGTACAGCGGTGTTTAGAGCAGGTTATAGATTTAAAATTAAAGCTACACTTTCTGCACCTCAACCAGGGTTAAAGGGTTATATCTACGCACGTGTAAACGTTGGTAAACTTTCGACAACTTACTACATCGATCCAAAGATTGTACTTAGTTAATGTCTTTTGAGCGATTAACATTCGGACAACTTTTATCAGAGAACAGGCTTGGACAGTCTGCTCTCACAAATAATTTTGTCTCTGAGAGTGCTGGTAGTGCATTTAGTTTAGATATAACTACAGGTGCATTTATACTTACTGGTAGTGCAATTACATTTGTTTATAACCATAAATTACCTGTTACTACAGGAGCATTTACACTTACTGGTAATGCAGAAAGTCTTACGTTTACTAGAAAGGTTACGACACAATCTGGAGCATTCGCACTTACAGGTAGCTCACTTACATTTTTACGCGCGTTTCCACTCCCTGTTACTACAGGTTCGTTCGCGCTTACAGGTAGCAGTCAGAGCCTAACATTTAATTATAAAGTACCAGTTCAATCAGGAGCATTTGCACTTACAGGTAACTCACTTACGTTCTTTAAAGGGTTCCTATTTTCTATCTCTACAGGTTCGTTCGCGCTTACAGGCAACAGTCAGAACCTAGCGTTTAATCATAAGTTACCAGTTACTTCAGGCGCGTTTACACTTACAGGTAA